TCATCTGTCCTTGATGAACAACCCTAGATTGTAAGCTTCAACCACAATCTAGGGTTGTAAATTTTTTTCTTTTTTTTTTTTTGGTCCGCCCATAGTTTACAAGCTCCAAGCGGGGGTGGGCGCGCCCTGAATATTTTTAAATTTTTTCTTGACAATTAACCTAGGATAATATAGGATGTATTCAGGAAGGAATAATTATGCCAAAATATAAAGTTATAGTAGACATGGACAGCCCGCGAGAAGAGGGTGAACATCTTGAGGCTATATTTCAAAACGGAATAGAAGCTGAGGATGAACACGAGGCAGAAATGATTGTAGAAAAGAAAGTAAAACAATTAATGTATGGCGGCCCATACTACGCAATAACAGAATACGATTAGGAGGAATATATGTTAAAGAAAGAAGCAAGAGAAATAACAGGCGGCCTGAGTAAGCCGTCGAAGATGCCCGGTCCAGCTCACAACCTGCCCGCGGCAGCGTGTAAGACAGGGGCCAAGCTGGTCCAGATACCAGGCAGCGTCTGCGCTGGCTGTTATGCCCTGAAGGGGAGATATCGATTCAACAATGTACAAGCAGCCCTGAATCGAAGGCTGCAAGCGCTCGAGGACCCGCGCTGGGTGGATGCGATGGTAACACTGATCAAGGACCAGGACTGGTTCAGGTGGCATGACTCAGGCGACATCCAGAGTATGAAGCACCTGGAAAATATATTCGAAGTGTGCAAGCGTACAAGCAAGACCAGACACTGGATGCCAACGCGCGAGGCTCAGTTCCTGAAGCAGCTGGACCCTGCCACAATTCCGGCTAACTTAATTATTAGAATGAGCTCACACATGATTGACCAGGGACCAGTTAAATTCTGGCCATGGACGTCGACAGTCACCAGCGGTGAAGGCAGATCCTGCCCGGCCCCTGAACAGGGAAACAGCTGCGGCAGCTGCAGACAGTGCTGGGACAGGTCCACACCAAACGTGTGTTACGGTAAACATTAATATGACATGGCATCACCCAAAATATTATGCAGAGCTCAGGAAGCAGGGTCGCAAGATCACAAGCTCTCAAGCAACAACTGACAAGCAGACCAGCCACAAGCCAAGGGCTCAAGCTTCAAGCCAAAATTCTCAAGCGCAAGGATCCCAGAACCAGGGTACAAGCGATAACTCCCAAGCTTAGGGTCACAAGCAACAAGCACATAGGTATTCTTCGGGTGTTTCACGTGGAATGAAACTTGGTGCGGGGATAGCTGGACTTTGCTGGACTTAGTCCGCTTTAACTCCAGTGTAAAAAAGTTCCCCAAAGCAGAGTAACCCAATACATCAGGAGTGCCAAGTAAGACCCTGTTTTCAAGTCTAATCCACGATATACTCTTAATTTCTCTCTTAAGTTTTTTATATAAATCACGTTCTAATCCTATGGTTTTTTTAGGCATAATTCAGTCCAGCCCACTTACAAAACTTTAATAGGATTACCCATAATTTCTGTAGGTTTTTGGCAAGATAAAACCAGTCTATGAGTGTCTTTACTACCAATTATTTTATTTTCAAGAAGTTTTATTCCAACGATGTCATAAAATTCTCCGTTAGGTAATTGCACTTGCATCCTAGCGTTCTTGGTAACTTCAGCTTTCATAAACTTGTCGAAACCTTGTCTGAATGTCTTTCCGTCTATCATATTTCTATATTGATATATACAAATTATGGGATATATTACAAGTATTATGTCTGTACCAAAAAGATTGACAGCTCAACAAGAGAAGTTTGTAATGTTCCTAGTATATGGCCATGACGGCTATCCATGCAGTCAAACAGAGGCAGCTAAGCTAGCAGGATATGCTGATCCAAAAGACTATGGGAGTAGACTCATGAACGTAGACAGATACCCGCTGGTAGTAGCTTATCACGATGAGCTAAAGAATGAATTGCACTCAAAGTATGAACAGGACCTACCTGGACAGAAGGCTACACTAGGACAGATAAGAGATGACGCAAGAAAGAAAGGCAAGTATTCAGATGCAATCAGAGCTCATGAATTGATTATGAAAGCTGACGGTAGATTCATAGAGAGAAGACTCAATATGAACGCTAAAGTATCTCCAGAAGAAGCTAAGAGCAAGAACGATAGACTAATGAACATAGTCAAGAACAGATTAATAATTAAAAAAATTAAATCTTAATTTTCTCCATCTTCAATATACATCCTCTTGGAAATATATTACGATCTGAAAATAATTCGTCACCTTCTTCGTATGATGCAAACGTTCTAATATATTTTTTATCTTTGCTAAACAGATAAGCTTGTGTCACCATGATACTAGGTTTAAACTTCATGAAGTCTTCAGCTGTACTATGGCCTGAATCACCCGTGATGTCGACCCATGTAATAGAATAGAAATAATATTTCTTTTTCTTAATTATCACATGACGGTATTTGGATTTCTTCAGTCTTCTCATGAGTTCTGTATACCCCAGGTTTTATAATTTATAAAATAAAAATAAAAAACATGCGCGCGACCCCTTATTTCGTTGGTATTACTAGCTTTTTTAACAATTGTACCAATTGTACCACGTTGTACCAAGGGTCTATGGTACCAAAATGAACGAATAAGCATTGGTATTACTATCTTTTTTGATTTGTACCAATTGTACCAGGGTTTAAAAAAAATAAAAAAATTTTTTTTATTTTTATACAGAAAAGTGTATACAATAGTACGAATGGCTAAATTATACTGGAATTCTCTATACTTTTTGATCATTTTTTGTATCCTGACCATTTTCATTCTTGGTACAATTTGCATAATATTGATCAACTTTCTTCAAGAATGTGTGTTGGTAGCCTCTAAATTCATTGTCAGACACTTCAAACTTCTGAAAGAATCCGTCTTTAGAACACATTAGAATGATTCCAGACTGTATTGCTGTGCCGTGCACGTAGTTATGGGCCATAGCATAAGCTCCTAGCTGGGTGAAGTAGTCATCAATCCATTCTCTTTGTTTCGGCTTGTTTGTTTGCTTGAAGTCTATTATACTTTCGCGTCCGTTATAAATTCCTACAACATCTGTCTGACCTGCATACAACCCCGGGTAGTATAATGTAACCTCTGTACCCCACACCTCTTCCAGGTCCCCGAGCCCTGATCGAATAACCACATCAGCCATGCGCCCTGCTTCCTGACCCAAGGCTGTAAGGTCTAAGTGCCTTTCACCCTTGATGTACCCTTCCAAGTATGTATGCATACTAGTTCCACGCATCGCTGATAAATCTCTTATCCGGTCCGCGTACTGTGTACCCATTCTCGCTTTCCAATTCGCAAGACTCTTACGTTTCTCTTCCGACTGAGTCGCTTGTAGTATAGTAGTTACCGATGGTAATTTTTCTTCACCGATTCCATAGTGACGTTTGCCATCAACTAATGATCTCGTACACGGTGGATATTTAAACTTTTGATTCCATTTCATATTTTTTATTTCCCCATCTAATTTGTCTTACATCTTCAAACGGGTTATAGTTTTTTGCATGCCATTCACACTCTTTCGCTTGCTCAAAATAACCGTTATCTTTCAACCACTTAGCGTGAATAAGTAGTATTTTATTTTTACTTTCCATTACGATTTAATACAAAATAAATAATGATTGCAGCTATACATATACAACCTATACCATAAAAAAACATACCCCAACCTAACGCAACTGTCATTTACGTTTCTTTCGTAAAATTTTTACATGTTCACGCCATGCCCAGGTATTTAATTTACCGGCCCATTTCATAATAAAATGCAAAGCACTATAAATATATTTATCGAACATTGTTTCTGTACTCCTCTAGACTCACAACTTTATCATTTAAAAGTTTTAATTTCTGATTCGAGTAATGATCTATAATCAATTGTATTTTTTCTAGTTTAGTGTGGGCGTAGGGAAATAGTAACATACACACGTAATACGCGTCTCTGAAAGTACATCTCCATTTCCACTGCATCAAGTATTTTGTGCCGTCTTTTCTAAAACCTTTTCTAGGTTTCTTGACTAAAGTTCCAACACCTAATACTTCATGCACCCATTCAAGAACAGACCTATCAGTCATGGTAATCTCCATACTAATACGTTGTGCATTGGCTATTCGATAACCTTTGCCATTGTGTTTCTTTTTCTTTTCGGGTCTTCGTGCAAAATACACACTGCCTTCTCCATCAAAGAGTCCGGCAATGTATGCTATATCTGCTTCTGATTTCATAATATCTTTCCGTTATTACGAATGAGTCTGAAGTTATTATTTTCTTCTAATAATCTGTCAAACTCATCTTCCATGATTTTATACTTCTCAGACAATTGTCTAAGTTTCTTTTTAAGAAGTTCATTCTGATTCGTAAGATATTCTATTTTATCTTTATCGCTGTCCATTATTTACCCCCTTAATGATCCATCTAACCGTAGCTGTGGTAGGATCAAAACCATCATACTTGTAACTACTGCAACCGGTGAATGCCGTCAGAATCAACAATAATATTATCAACTTCATCTGGATATATTTCTCCTTCCGAGTCACATACACCACATTGCGCAGTAACTTCTTCTTTCGCTAATCTGTATGGGATTCTTATATACCCATTACCTTTACAGGTAGGACAGATTATCTTATCTTTCTTTTTTGAGTCGGCCATTTAATTTACTCGCTTTCTCATTTACTAGTACAGTTATTGTCTGTGATCTACTTAACACTGTGTTTGCCACCATCTTCTTGCGAAGCTGATCTAAAAGATCATACGTCTTATGTGACAACGACACATTTTTATATTTTGTTATGTCAGTCATATGCTGATATACTCCTTTCTTAATTAAAAGTTTATATGGGATTTATCTCACAATATACAATAGGTGTCAATGAAATTTATTTTAACAATACTAATATGTTCGCAAGTAGCAGGTACTTGTATGCCCCCATTTAAATGGCCAGATACGTTCCGTACACAATATGATTGTTTGATGTTTGGTTACGAAGAATCTCTTAAAAAAATGAAAGAAATTGGTAGAGAAGAAGTCAACAAATACAATATGTATATTAAATTTTACTGCACACCACAACCTGGTATGGATTCATAATCCATAACGCGGTGTACAGATCTGTGTGCACTGTACTGTACACCGGCCGGCTTTGGTCGCTACCCTCTCGGGTCATAGCTAACGTGAGTGACTT